ATGCATGTGAAAGAGCTCAGGTTGAAGGTTTACTTCAAGTATCTTCTGCAGAAATATATGGAAACATGAAAGGTAAAATTAAAGAAACAGATCCCGTCGAACCTCATTCTACTTATGGTGTTTCAAAATTAGCCGCAGATGGTTTAGTTCAAGTACGATGGAAAGAATCAGGCGTACCGGCAATAGCTATGCGTCAGTTTAATTGTGTAGGAGAAAGAGAAACACATGAGTATGTTATACCTGAAATTATTTCACAATTGGCTAAATCTAGCACAGTAAGGCTAGGAAATAACTCTTTTAGAGATTTTCAATATGCAGGCGACGCAGTGCGTATGGCAGTAAACTTATTAGAAAATGGTGAGTTTGGAGAAGTATATAATATGGGAAGTGAAGGCGGTATAAAAATTTATGATCTTGCTGAAAAGATTGGTTCACTTATGGGCCATAATTCTATTAATATAGAAGTTGATGAAGAAAAAGTAAGACCTTGGGAAATATGGCATTTACAATCAGATAATACTAAATTATATGATGTTATAACAAGTAGGCCTACAGTATCATTAGATGAAGCGTTGAAGAGAACTATTGATTATTATTATAAGAATGGAGGATGGGATTGGTAGACGCTTACAAACAACTAGAAAACAAATATCCTAAAATGTTAGGCGTGGAACATGCATGTGTAACTAATACAGGTACAGCAGCTTTGCACTTGGCGTTAGAAGCTTTAGAGTTACCACCAAAAACTCAAGTAATAGTTCCTGAGTTTACAATGTATGCAAGTGGCATGGCAGTTCATTACGCAAGATTGAATCCAGTTTTTATAGATTGTGATGATAACTTATTAATAGATTTAGATAAAGTTGAACAACATTTCGAAAGAACTGTAAACCTATGGCACACTAAAGTTTTAATGGTTACGCATGTTTATGGACGAACCGTAGACATGGATAGAGTTATAAGCATAGCCAAAAAATATAAATTAAGAGTTATTGAAGATGCCTGTGAAGCACAAGGCGCATACCATAATGGAAAAGCTATAGGTTCATACGACATAGGTTGTTTTTCGTTTTATAGAAATAAAATAATAAGTGCTGAAGAAGGTGGCATTATAGTTTCGAATGATGAAGAATTAATCAATAAAGCTAGAGATATGAGATCTATGAGTTTTGGTGAGGAGCATAATTATCATCATAAACGTATTGGATTTAATTATAGATGTACAAACTCTCAGGCACAAATGGTTTTAGATGATATGGAGTTGATGGATTTTAATATTAAAACTCGTCAAATGATATGTGATAAATATAATAGTGAAATACCAAAAGAGTATCAGATGCCTAATAATAGAAACGTTGTTTGGGTTTATGATATGAAACACCCTAAAGCAGATGAAATAGTTAAACGTTTAAAAAAACGAGGTGTTCCGGCCAGGCATTCTTTTAAACCTATGTCGACACAACCAATCTTCAATCATTGGAATGTCGGTAAAAAAGCTAAGCATATGAGTGAAAACGTATTTTATGTTGGAATTAATTTAAAAAATAATGTAACGTATTTAAATGAAACAGATAGTAATATAAATGCGGTGAAAGAAGTATTAAATGAACTTTAAAATAGTCACAACATTTTTAGATAAACCTTTAAAAGGAAGTTCCGTTAATAAAGAACTTCTCAATCCAAAAGCTAGAAGACATTGGTATAAAAATTCAGATGAAACCATTTCAAGAGGAATGAAATTTGTTGAACAAGCTTCAAAGTTATTACCAGATAATGTATCATTAAGAGTATACTATGAAGGTGATGATATACCGGAAGATAGAGATAATGTTGAATTTATTCCGCATGCTATATCTAAAGTAGAACAGTTTAAAAGAAAAGCTGATGGTAAAGTAATACCTAAAACATTTGAAAAATATGATTACAATGATTGGAAAAAACGCATAAATTTTGCGAGTGGTTATGATTATGAATTTGATGCTATAAGATTTTGTCACCCTCCATTTGCGTTGATAGAAGCACATAACACTATAGAAGAAAGATATTTAATTTCTATAGATGCTGATGTTGAAATACATGAAAAAATACCAAATGGCTTCTTTGAATCATTAGTTAAAGATGATTGCTATACATCATACTTATCCAGAAGACCTCACAAACATATGGAAAGTGCTTTTATAGTTTGGGACACTGAACACGCAGCACACGCTGACTGGTGGAAAGAATATAAATTATTATATGAAGATGATAAATTATTTGACATATATGATGGATGGACAGATTGCCATGCATTTGAACATGTTAATGATAAAATAAATAAAAGATATAATATAAATAGTAATATAATAGCACTACATCAATCACATAATGTATGGGAAGTTTCACCGCTTCAGAAATATATGAGTCATTATAAAGGTACAGCAATTCCGGTGTAATCATGAAAGTAAAACAATTTAAGTTAACTAATAATGAAGAAATCGTGTGTGAAGTTAAACAGTGGCACGATGAAGAAACTGACGAAATTATAGTTAAAAATGCACTTAAAGTTGTAGGTGTTGAAGACTACAGTAGAGGCATAAGATATTTTGCACTTAGACCTTGGATGAGTTTTCAAGATGATCCACAATGTTTACACGCACTAAACGCTTCACATATCATAGTAACAACTACACCTAATGAATCTATGATGAAGTACTATAATACATGTTTAAAAGAAATAAAAAGAAATATATTACATAAAACTAATAAAAGAGTATGGGCAAACATTGATGAAGTGAATGAACAAACAAAAGATTTAACAGATGATGAATTTGAAATGTGGCTCGATACAAAATACCGAGATCAGGTTGAACCACCGCAGGACTCATCAGAAAATAATGTAATTAAGTTCAAGCCGAAAGGTACACTGCATTAGGGTATATCCCCTCTTTCCAAAATATACTATTTTATTCTACCATATTTTTTACCATTTGTACACCGTTTTTTTCGTAACTAAGATTAAAATTTAGTTATGTACATTTCAGTAAAACTGTGGTAGAATAATACTATAATAATGAAAGGAAGCGTTATGTTTAAAAAAATAGTGATTGGTTTATTATTACTTGAAGTTACATTACACGCAATAGAAATATACATTGATTTAGGACAGGTCTATGGCTAGAAAAAAAAGTATTCATTATGTTAATAACGCCGAGTTTTCACAAGCTGTTGTTGATTATGTTGGAAAACTAGAAGAATGTAGAAAAGAACAAATAACTTTACCTAAAGTTCCAGATTATATAGCACAATGTTTTTTAAGAATAGCAGAAGGTTTATCACATAAAGCAAACTTTATAAGATATACTTATCGTGAAGAAATGGTTATGGACGCGGTAGAAAATTGTTTGAAAGCAATATCTAATTATAATTTAGAAGCAGCAACAAGAACTGGAAAACCAAATGCATTCGCATACTTTACTCAAATAACATGGTTTGCGTTTTTAAGAAGAATAACAAAAGAAAAGAAACAACAAGACATTAAATTAAAATACCTTACAAAATCTGGTATTGAAAGTTTTATTGATGTAGGTGATGAAGCAGCCGCTGAAAGTGTAGCCACACATTTTGTAGATACATTAAAAGATAGAATACAAAGAGTACGTAATGCTGATACAGAAATAAAAGAGATTGTTAAAAAAGAAAGAAAACGTAGAAGAACTAAAACCGCCGATTCAGATTTAAGTGAGTTCATGTAATGAAGATTGCAATATTAAATGATACACATTCTGGAATTAGAAATTCTTCTGAAGTTTTTTTAGACAACGCTGAAACATTCTATTCTAATATATTTTTTCCTGAATGTGAAAAAAGAAATATAAAACAAATATTACATTTAGGTGATTACTATGATCACAGAAAATTTATAAACTTTAAAGCATTGAATCATAACCGTAGAATATTTTTAGATGAGTTAAGAAAACGTGGAATGTCTATGGATATTATACCGGGCAACCATGATACATTTTATAAAAATACAAATGAACTTAATTCTTTAAAAGAATGTTTAGGTCACTATATGAATGAAGTCCATATTATTATGGAACCTACGGTAATGAAGTATGGTTCTTTAGATATGGGGTTAATACCTTGGATATGCCATGATAATTATGAACAATGCATGAACTTTATCAGAGATTGTAAAGCAGATTGGATTGGTGCACATTTAGAATTAAATGGATTTGAAATGATGAGAGGTTTAACTAATACACATGGTATGGACCCAGGATTATTTAAAAGATTTGAAATGGTTTTAACAGGTCATTATCATGTAGGTTCTAAAAAAGATAACATTTGGTATCTAGGTAGTCAAATGGAATTTTACTGGTCAGATGCACATGATCCAAAATATTTTCATATACTTGACACTGAAACAAGACAAATAGAAAGAATATTAAATCCAAACACTCTTTTTGAAAAAGTATTATATGATGATGAAAAGATTGACTATACTAATTATAAAAAAGATTTTACAAAAAAGTTTGTAAAAGTTGTAGTGATGAATAAAAAAGATCCATTTGTTTTTGATAGATTTATTGATACAATACAAAATCAAGACATTTATGAATTAAAGATTGCAGAAAACTTTAATGAATTTATTGGTGCTAATGTAGATGATAATGAAATAAATTTTGAAGATACAACTAAAATAGTTGATTCATATATTGATGGAGTTGATACAGATTTGGACAAAGATATAATTAAAGTTCAGATGCGTGAACTTATGACTGAGGCACAAGCACTAGAGATAGCATGATAAAATTTAAAAGTATTTGTTATAAAAATTTCTTATCTTCCGGCAATACTAAAACAACTATAGATTTAAATCAATACAAATCTACACTGGTTGTTGGCCATAATGGCGCAGGTAAATCCACTATGTTAGATGCAGTATCCTTTGCATTATTTGGTAAACCACATCGTAAGATAAGTAAAAGTCAATTAGTTAATTCAATAAATCAAAAACAATGTGAAGTTACTATTGATTTTGATATCGGCCAATCACATTTCAAAATAATTAGAGGAATTAAACCTAATATTTTTGAAATATGGAAAGACGGTGTAATGATCA